AGATGTTGAAACGATGAGGCTGCCAGACAGTGACGACTATATGCGCTATTCGTTGCGCCTGCCCGCCAAATCCCTGCCGCCATATGTCGATGATGTGGATGTTGTAGGGTTCTTGAAACTCGAAACCTTTACAAAGGGCGATGAGGGCGAACGTAAAAAAGCCTTCAGCACGGGCGACCGTCAATTGATCGTCCACGCCTGCGCCGCCAACGTCAGCAAAAACCGCTTTGGCATCACTGATCCGCTTGAATTTGTGGCAGGCGTTAATCCGCTTGCAGCAGTAATTCCCGCGCTTGGCGGGGCTGATATTGTGGCCGGTGAAAGCTGGCTGGCAACAACCGAAACAACAACCGAAACAGACGGAGAATAAAAATGGCTTTTTGGGATCTCAGTGAAGGTGGCAGCGCCACGGATGACGGCACAAAAGAATTTGACGGGGGCGGTGGTAACTTTGACCCAATCCCGGATGGTTCAAACGTGCTGGCAATCATTGACGCGGCAGCATGGGCGAACACCCAACAGGACGGCAGCGGTGCCGAATACATCAAAGCAACCTGGTCGATTGTCAGCCCGGAAGAATACGCAAACCGCAAGATTTTTCATAAAATCTGGGTAACTGACTTTGACCCGAGCGCGAAAGACTACGCCAAGGGGCTGGCCAAACGCGACAAGGCGCGCAAGATGCTGGCGGCGATTGATGCCAACGCCGGGGGAAAGTTGGGCCAAAAGACTGGCAAGCCGAGTGACGATGAATTGGCGCTGCACCTGTGCAACAAGCCCATGATTATCACGGCGCGGATCTGGGAAGTCGAAGACCGCAACACCGGCGCGACTATTTCGGGAAATTGGGTTTCGGCAGTTGCGCCAAAATCCAAGGGCATTGATGTCAAGGCGGCGGCGGCATCAAAGCCCAAGGCACAATCGGGCGGCGGAACCGGGCGGCGTGATTTAGATGGGGATTCGATTCCATTTTGACCTAAACAACTAAAAGACGCGGGGCGAAGGTGGTGACCGATTAGCTTGAGTATTCAAACCGCCCCGCGCAAGTTGTTTTCAACCAGGAACAAGACAGAGGATAGACCGACATGGAACAAAGATCAAGCGAATGGATGGACCGACATGGAACACGATGAACTTGAAGCAATCATTTGGCTGACAAAAAGCAAAATGCCGTTTTTCAGAACTGGAAGCCGAGAAATTTGCAAACCCGCACCTACAAACACAGATGCGGATTTTTTGGTTTTGGATATTAACCACGAAGGCAAGTTTGAAAAAAACGGGTATGTGCTAACTACAGAAGATCGGCGTGAACAATACGGCGAAACAGATTTTGAAACTTACCGTCAAGGAGAGGTAAATCTTATTGTGGTCCACTCTTGGGAAAGTTTCAAAGCATGGCGCGCGGCAACCGCAGCCGCAAAGCAAATGAACCTTTTGGATAAGGCCAAGCGAATAGCCCTATTCCAAGGCGTCCTATATGGGAGTTGGTAAAATGGAACAAAGATCAAGCGAATGGTTTGAAGCACGCAAGGGACGGATAACGGCGTCAAGTGTTGGGGCCATTCTTGGATTTGCGCCGTATGCCACCCGCGCGGATGTTATGCGCCGCATGGTGCGGGAAACGCTTGGCGCTGAAAACGAATTTCAAGGCAATATCCCAACCGAATACGGCGTTAACAATGAAGCCGGGGCGCTGATTGAGTTTGAAATGGAAACAGGTCTAGACGTTAAGGCCGTTGAATTTGTCACCCGAGAGGACTGGGCTTGGGGCAAACCCTCTGGATTGATTGGATTAGATGAGGGGCTAGAGATTAAATGCCCATTTGGATTGCGCGATGATGCCGCGCCGAAATTTAAGACGCTGGCCGATCAGCCGCACTATTTGGCGCAGGTGCAATTCAGCCTTTGGGTGACACGTCGCGTTGGCTGGCATTTTTATCAGTGGACGCCTGCCGCAACAAAGCTCGAATATGTGTATGCAAGCCACGATTGGCAAGCTGAAAACTTGCCGATTTTGCGTCAATTCCATGCGGAATATCTGCATGAATTAAAACACAACGCAGCACCGCACTTGGCACCAAAGCGCACCGACATTGATACGCCAGAGGCTTGGCGTATTATGGGCGAGTTTGACCAAATACAGGAGGCGATTGATCGCGCAACCGAACGCAAAGAAGAATTAATTGCCGACATGGTGCGGATCGCGGGCGATAAAAACGCTGTATTCGCGGGCCGCAAACTTACCCGCGTGGACCGTGTTGGGTCAATTTCATACGCCAAAGCAATCAATGATTTGCTGCCGAAGGCTGATTTGGAACCCTATCGCGGCAACCCGTCTTTTTCTTGGCAGGTGAAATGATGATTTCCGCATTATATGTCAAGACCGGCGGCAGCTATTACGGGATCGACGGCGTTGATCCTTGGGATGAAGGCCGGGACGCGCGCGGATACAACGGACTTTACTCTGTTGTAGCGCACCCACCTTGCCAGCGTTGGGGCAAGTTGTGGGCCGGTCAGCCGCTTTGGATTAAGCGCACTGGTGAACGCAAGATCAAGGGTGACGATGGCGGATGCTTTGCGGCGGCGCTGGACGCGGTGCGCCTGCATGGCGGGGTGCTGGAACATCCTTGGGGCAGTCACGCATGGCCTCATTTTGGGCTTAAGGTTCCGTCGCGCAAAGGTGGCTGGATCATTGCAGATGACTACGGATGGACATGCTGTGTTGAGCAGGGGCGATATGGTCATTACGCCCGCAAGCCGACGCTTCTTTATGCTGTTGGTTGCCGTTTGCCAGAACTGGACTGGGGCTATAGTGCGCCAAACTTCCCAGCCTGGGCCATTGAGAAGCACGGGCTGGCATACTGCAAGCGCGCCGGTGAACTGGCGTTTCAAGGCGGCGGAAAGGATAGCGGGACGCGCATATCAACCCCGGTCGCGTTTCGTGACATCCTGATCGGCATGGCAAGGAGTGCTGACCTATGATCCTCCGCGCATACCAGCAAGCTGCGGTCGATGCCGCATGGTCATTCATGCGGGGCAGCGTGTCACCGTTTTGCATTGAGGCTGCAACAGGCGCGGGCAAGTCCTTGATGATTGCAGAACTTGCCCGATTGATCCACGCCAGCACGGGCAAAAAAGTGCTGTGCCTTGCCCCGTCGGCGGAATTGGTGGTGCAAAATCGCGGAAAATACCTTGCAACGGGCAACCAAGCCTCAATGTTTTCGGCCAGCGCCGGGGGCAAGGAACTGCGTCATCCCGTGGTGTTCGGATCGCCTTTGACCGTCAAAAACAAAATCAGCCGCTTTGGAGCCGAATATGGGCTAGTAATTTGTGATGAGTGCCACGGCCTCACGCCCACCCTGATTTCAATCATTGACGCTATGCGCGAAGCCAATCCAAACCTGCGGGTCTGCGGAATGACCGCCACGCCCTACAGGCTAGGGTCAGGCTATATCTTTCGGATGCACTCGGACGGGAAAATCAACGGCGATGATGTAGCGCGCGAACCGTATTTTGTGAAATGCGTTTACAAGGTGCAAGCGCGCGAATTGATTGATTTAGGGTTTTTAACCCCGCCAATCATCGGCGGGGTGGGTGCAACGGGCTATGACACAAGCGGATTGGTTGCCAACGCGATGGGCAAATTTGACGCGGTGGCAGTTGATCAGGCATATCACGGCCATGGGCGCAAAACTTCTGCCATTGTCGCGGATGTTGTAGCGCAATCGCGGGATCGCCAAGGCGTCATGTTTTTCGCGGCAACCGTCCGGCATGCAAACGAGGTGCTGGCCAGCCTGCCGCCGGAATTGTCGGCTCTGGTGACAGGCGAAACGCCAAAACCGGAACGCGACAAGATCCTGAAGGCGTTCAAGGCGCGGCGGATTAAATATCTGGTGAACGTATCAGTGCTGACAACGGGCTTTGATGCGCCTCATGTAGACGTCATTGCCCTATTGCGCAAAACCGAAAGCGTGGGCCTGCTACAGCAAATCATCGGGCGCGGGCTGCGGATTGATAACGGAAAATTTGATTGCTTGGTTCTGGATTACACAACCAACCTGGCCGATCATTGCCCCGACGGGGATCTTTTTGCGCCTGTGGTGCGTGCCAATAAAAGCGGGGAAAGCGGCGGCGGAATGACGTGCGAGTGTCCAGAGTGCGGCACGGACAACCTGTTTAGCGGCAAATTGGATCTGCTTGAATATGCCAAGGACGCGGCGGGGTATTGCCTCGATCTTTACGGCGTGCAGGTGATGACAGAATTCGGGCCGTTGTCCGGTCACTGGGGGCGGCGCTGCATGGGGCTTGTGCAGGCCGGGGCGCGGGGCGAATTTGATCGATGTCAATATCGCTGGACAAGCAAGGAGTGCCCGCATTGCGAGGCAGCTAACGACATCGCGGCGCGGTATTGCATTGAGTGCAAAGGCGAGATTGTAGACCCGAATGAAAAGCTGGTGATGGATTTCAAGGCGCTAAAGAAAGACCCGACAAAGCTGCAAACTGACGACGTGTTGGGCATGGAGTGCAAGCCGGGCGTGTCGCGTGCTGGAAATCCTACAATGCGGGTTGAATTTCGCACGCCATACAGGCAATTTGTGGTTTGGTTTCAGACCGAGGCGGCGCATATCAAAGGGCAAGCGCAATGGAAATCGTTTTGTGATGCAACCAATGAAAGCGACGACAAGCCCACAACCATCACATATCGCAAAAATGCAGACACGGGGTTTTTTGAAGTGATCGCATACAATAGGCCAGCGGATACCGCGCCAAACCAAGAGGTCAAACATGCTGCTGAATAACTTGCCCGCCGGGATCTTGGTTTTTGGCAATCAAGACTTTCGCGGAAAATGCCCAACTGAATCGGTTGAGCAAGTTTCTTTTTTCAACCGGCTGCGGCGCGAATACCCCAACACGCTGGGCGCGCTGGCAATTCACCCGCGAAACGAGGGTTTGAAAACGCGTGGTCAATTTTCCAGCGTGGCAAAACACGCCGCCGAAGGAATGACCGCCGGGGCGGCGGATATCATCATCCCGGGGCGCGTGTCGTTTGTCTGTGAATTAAAACGGCAGGACCGCACGCAAGGGGCTTGGCAGGATGGGCAAGTTGCATATTTGGCGGCGGTACATGCTGCGGGCGGGTTTGCGTGCGTGGCGCTAGGCTGTGTGGCCGCGTGGGATGCCCTGGAATATTGGCGGCGATTCAGTGCCGTATAGATCAACGCCAAGCATCAAGCGACCGAGTGACGAGTTGGAAGATTTGCTAATGGGGCGCGTGTTTTGGGATGATGCGCCAGAGGCGATTAGATCATGGGCGCGCCTGCCGATTTTCGAGGCGGCAAAAACAATTGTTGCAGCACAGGACAAAGGCGCGCGGCGCAATATGCTTGGAAAAATACCCGCAGCCATACGGCCACGGGTTGAGGTTGAAGTAAAAAGGCTTTGGGGTCTGCGTTAGCGGCTTATGGCTGACCTCCCTTGAAGCTGAACAGATGCCGGGGCAATTTTTGCCCGGTGGCTTTTTCGCAGAAATCGAACCATGACGCGGGCAGGATTCCCGCCGCGCCGTGTCGGTTGATTTGGCTATCGGTAACGCCCATGGCGGCTTTGATGCGGGGCTTGCCGATGCTGTCGATGATTTGTTTTGTGTTTTCCATGTGCAATCTTTCGCACAAAATAAAAACGCGTGCAAGCCTTTCGGCGCTTGCGTTGCGCGTTTTTAGCGTCTAGGGTTGTTTCAAGGGCAACAACGCCGCCAACCAAAAGGAACAGACAATGACCCAACTCACCCTCCCAATGGTTGCCTATCACGTCATGACAGACCACGGCCCCGGCTATGGCATGGGCAGCGCCGGCGATTTCACGACAACCCCAGACGATTGCGCCGACCGTGTTGCAGACCTTGAAGGCAACCCGTGGCGCGCGTTTCGGATGAATTTTTCCCGCGATGAAAACC